CAGGCTGACAGCGCCATTAGCCACCGTCTTGTCCTGGTGGCTTGCGCCGTTGGCCAGAATTGACACCGTTTCGCCCTGCAGGTGATGCAGACCAGACAGGCTTGTCACAGAAGTGCCACTGTAGGCCAGGCCACTGTCCACAAAGAAAGCGCCGGTGGTCACGCCGCCAAAGCTGAAAGGCTTCATCAGCTCAATGTAACGCTTGGTCACACCATTGATCGTGCGCTTGACGACCATGTACAGCTCGTCTTCGCCAGAATCGGTCGGCAGCGTGGCAACGCTTTCAACAACCGCTTGGCCACCGCTGAAGGTGCCGCCGATCACATGTTTGTGAAACGCAACCACCTCCTCCTCGCGGCGGTATGTCATACCGACGAGCGTGCCTTCACTCCGCACCATCCAAATGATGCTGTCAGGCTCTTGCTGGTAGGCAAACTGCGTGATGCCAGCCCCAGTGATATGCTCGGCCAAGATCGACATGTCGGGCGCCTGATAGGCATCCGCGTTGACGTCACCAACGTATTTGAATTCTCTGATCTTGCGGCTGCCGCGTTGCAGAAATAGCGTCACGTCGGCAACCTGCACAGGTTCGATCGGTGCCGTGCCGTAGTTTGAGTATTTACGGATCAGTGTCGTGGTCGGTGTCACAGGCCCATCGCTGGTGGCCGTCACGACATATTCTCCGCCAGAGGTGCCAAGGGTCAAAACTCTGGTGGCCGATAGATAGCGGATCGCGTTCACCTGGTTGGAGGCGATTGTGTAGATAAGCGCGTCATCAGCAGCCGTGCCAACCGTGAAGTTCAGATAGTTGCTACTCTTTGAGAACCACAGCGTCTGCGGGTTGTTGTTGGTGTTTCCGAACACCAAGCGTTGCTCAAAAAAGGTCACCACACTAGGGCGGTTGTCTGAGCCACTAAGTGCAGGAGTAGGTGAGCCAATAATCGTTGCAGTGGATAGCGTCCATGCCGCAGATCCAGTGCGCGACAGTACGCGGATGTCATAGCTGGGATGCACGATGTACATCGTGTCAGCCGATTGCGCATACCGCAGTTGGAAAAGATCGGCCTCAACATACGGGGTTGAAATCTGGTAAATTTTGTCAGCCGTTCCGCCCGAGGTAAACGTGGTGAACGATGTCGTGTCGATCGCCGCGCCGAACAGATCGGTCAGCGTAAAGGTGTTGGTTGTCGCATTGGCCACAATGTAATTGCGGTCATTCAACTGCGTCATGCCACCAACGCCAGTAATGTAGATTTCATCGCCATTGCTGAATCCGTGAGAGTTGGAAGTGATCACACCAGGGTTGGCATTCGTCACAGCAGTGATCGTCCTGGCCGAGCCGGTCAGAACCTGCAGTCCATTGCGGTAAACCCGCATGGTTTGTGGCCCAAACTCCAAGATGTAGGTGTCACTGGTCTTGAACTGAAACGGGATCAGGCGAGCCTTGGCTGCGCTGTTCTTGACCTCTCCAAGGAACTCAGTGCCTGGTCGGCGGGTCACGCCACCATGCGGCATGACCACCATGTTCGTCAGCTCTGACAAGCCCTGACGGTATTTCTCAAGAGAGATCTGGCCCTCAAGCCGTGGCGATATCTCGCCTGCAGTAAATGAACTAAAAGCCGGTGCTGAACGAGACATCAGAACCTCGATTCGATAAAGTCACTTGCCTCAAGCTTTTGCGGCGCACCTTCGGTCGCGTCAACAAACCGGGCCTCGCGCAACTTCTCATCGTAAATCGCGGTCACAAGCTGCACAACCGTGGTAGATCCAGTGACAGCATAGGCAATCTCCATCGCCAGACGCGCAGCCAAAGCCTCAACCAAGCTGGCATCGTATTCCTGCGGGTCAATTACCCGCGCAACATATTTGATCCGAGCCGTGCCTTCGTCTGTCAGAAGCTTACGACCCTCAATGACAAACACCGGGCCTCCGCGATTGGAGAACATGTTATCTTGCGGGTACGACAGCGAGCCATTGCTAAACTCAAGAACCCGCAAGCAGTACGGGTCAGTCGGTAGCGCGTACTGGTAGGAATATCCAAACGTAGGAGCTTGCGTCTCTTGAGCCAGCTCAGCGCGGCGGATTAGGCAATTCCAAGGATGTGAGCGAAAGACAGCATCGCGGGCAGATTCATAGCGCTGGTTGACCAAGCGCCCTGCCTTGCTGTTCTCATCAAGGCTAGAGATGTTTGAACCACCGATCATGTTGAGCGCGTAGTTCGCAATATCAACTGTGCTGGTCATCGGTAGCCCCTTTAAGAGTTAAGGGGGCAGTTGCCTGCCCCCTCAGTTTATCAGTCCACAACGTACAGGATCGTGACTTCAAGCGCGCCAGTGGCGGCAGCGCCGCCGATCGTTGCAGTGATGGTCACGCCATTGGCGTCAGCATCAAGCACCGAACCCGAACCCAGCGCCAAGGTGGCAAGGATGTCGGTTTTTGCCGCAGACGAGGTCGAGGTAGCAGCCAGGTAGGCGGCTGCAGACAAGGCCACTGTGGCATTGGCGGAGCTTTTATACGCTGCGTAGCCGATCGACACGGTGGTCGATGCGCCCAAAGCGGCGTTTGCCATAGAGCCGGTGACCAAGCGCGCGCCGTTAGGCAACACAAAAAGTTCGATCACGTCGGCACTCGCCAAGGCGGCTGCAGTGTACGTTGCGTGAGCAACACGAACACGGCCACCAAGCTCGTTGGCCTTGTTCTTAACGGTCGGGTTTGCACGAGTGTTCGTGCGTTGCGCAGAAAAAACAGTAGCCATTGCTTTTCTCCTTATTCAGTGCAGAGGATTTCAACGACCTTCTTCTCTTCCATGCGGGTGGCGCCAAGCGTCATCGCATAGTAGATCTGGGTCGCATACGACTTGTCGGCACGCTCATCAATACGTGCGGTCGGCTCACGGCCAACAGCCAGCTTGATGCCGTCCATCGCAAAAGCGATGACACGGCGAGCAGACGAACCATCAACACCAAGGCGGTTGGTGACGATAAAGTTGAAACCAACAAAGCTGTTGATTTCGCCCATCGCCAGAGCCTTGACGGTGTTGAAGTCCGACGAGGTAACCGTGGTGCTGTTTAGCAGGTTTGAGATCTGCTTAGGCGAGACCGCGATGTAACGCGGGATCGACGGATCAACGTCACCAGCGTCAAGGATCTCCTTGGCCTGGATCAGTTTTGCCAACGTCAAGCCAGTAGCGCCAGCAGCGATCTGGTTGGTTGCAGTGGCAAATGAGGTTGAGGTGCCGCCGTCTTTGCCGGTCAACGCGGTGCCAAGGGCAGCCGAGATGACCACATCGTCCATTGCACGACCCATAGCTGCAGCAGCAGCACGCGAGTAGGTCGATGTCGGATCGACAAGCAGACGAACCTTGTCCTGATCGTCAATCAGGTCGGCATATTCGAAGTCCGACATGGTGACCATACGACGCGAATGCGGCGTATCAATCAGTGGGGTGTCCGCATGACGCGAGGTGCGCAGGACAGCAGCAGCGCTACCGACCTGATCGAAGAAGGCTTTTTCGCCGTTCACGGTTTCCACGTCTACCGCATTGCGCAGCAGCGAACCCATCTGCTGCGAGAGCATCTGGACGTTCGAGGAAAACTGACTGACGAATGCCGTAGTGATTTGAGTAGACATTTGTCTTCACTCCAACAAAGGTTTCAGGGTGCTACACTCGATTGTCCCATGCGGGGTCGGGCTTACTGCTTGGGCAGTCAATCCGCCTGTCTCACAAGCTTGGCGCGCGGGTCCGAAGATTGTCCGCTGCATCACATATAACCTCTAAGGCGAAGAGCCTCATCGACATACGCACTATGCTCAGGGTGAAATTTATCCCAATATGGGGTGCCTTGTCTAGTGATCTCAGAAATTTTGCTCTGAGCTTCTGTCGGGGTCATCACAAGCTCGCTTGCTTCGCCCAACAATTTGTCTTCGCCGATCTCGCGCGCAAGGCTTGCGAACATCCTCACGATCGCCGGGTGGTCGCCCAGAAGCCGACCATCGGCCAGCTCGACCGTATCAAGCAGCTCGGTGTTTCCCAAAAATGTCACAGCCGCTTTGTGCGC